AGCATGATCTCGCCCTTGGCTACATTACTAACGCTATAGGCGTTGATGAGAAGGCAGAGAAAGAAGCCTTCTTACTTAGGGATGCGTGGGAAGCGCACCCTGACCACATGATTACAAAAGCCTTAGTTATTGAACGTGCTATATTCTTTGTTCTACTGCCTATGTTTAGGTTTAATGGTGATGCTGGTCTCAGAACGGTATCAGCTGATATTTCCAGAGACGAACAAATACACGTGGCCACTAATAGCCTTGTATGTCACGATATGGGCTTATCTTGGAGTCAATCTCTGGATAAACTTAGGAAGGCCACGATTAATTGGATCATGGAGCCATTAGGTAAGAATACTTATGGCGATAAATATTTAAGCAAAAAATTTTGGCTCGATTCTAGCGATAACTTGATGTATAACGGCAAAGCTCCAGAGCTTTCTGCTACCAAGTCAGCTAGGATGCCAGCCTTCTTTGAACATGCAAACACAAATCTCCCTCAATACTCTTAGGTTAGATCACGAAAGGTTTGACAGACTGGTTAACAAGTTAGAAGAACGATTCGCTTGGCAACCAGTCCATCCTAAAGAGAGTATCGAATCAATTATGTATAGATCTGGTCAAGCCAGTGTCATTGAATATATGAAATCCTTACTCGACGAATAATATGTGTTTTTTTAATCCTAAAATTAAAATGCGTGGAGACATACAACCTTTAAAAAAAGCCACGCCCACCATTAATACAGAGAAGCCTGTAGAAAAGAAGTTAGCTGATGCGGATGATGTAACTAAGTCAGTTAAGTTTGGCGATACAGCAAGAGCTGCATCAACTGCTAAATCAGTTGGAGCTAGTGACTTAAAGATTTCACTCAACCAAAATAAAACTGGTACAAAAACCGGAGGTATGAACGTTGCGTAAAGCTAGTGAACGCTACTCAGCATTAACGAGTGGTCGTGCACAGTTTCTAGATACAGCAGTTGAATGTTCGAAGCTAACCCTACCTTATTTAGTACAAGATGATAACTCATCTAAGAATGGTAGGAAACATTTAACACAACCTTGGCAAAGTGTAGGAGCAAAGGCAGTAGTTACATTGGCAGCAAAATTAATGCTTGCTTTACTACCACCACAGACTACATTTTTCAAGCTACAAATAAGAGATGATAAATTAGGTGAAGAGATTGATCCAAAGATTCGTAGCGAATTGGACTTGTCTTTTTCTAAGATGGAAAGAATGGTTATGGATTACATAGCAGCTTCTAGCGATAGAGTTGTTGTCCATCAAGCTCTCAAACATCTAATAGTCTCAGGTAATGCTCTCATCTTTATGGGTAAAGATGGGTTAAAACATTTTCCATTAAATAGATACGTTGTTAACAGAGACGGTAATGGAAATGTCCTAGAAATTGTCACGAAAGAATTAATCAGCAGAAAGGTTTTAGGTGGAGAGCTGCTAGAACCTGACCCCAATACAGTTGTGGGTAATAACACAGGCTCTGATGACGACGACGTAGAAGTGTATACATGCGTCAAACTTGATGAGAAAAGTGGGCGTTGGGTTTGGTACCAGGAAGTCGATGGAAAGATCATTCCAGGTAGCAGAAGCACAGCACCAAAGAAAACAAGTCCTTGGCTCGTCTTACGTTTCAATACTGTAGATGGAGAGGATTATGGTAGAGGAAGAGTCGAAGAATTTATCGGAGACTTGAAGTCATTAGATGCACTATCCCAAGCATTAGTTGAGGGATCAGCTGCAGCTAGTAAAGTTATCTTTCTACTATCTCCTAGCTCTACAACAAAAGCATCTACTCTTGCATCAGCAGGTAACGGTGCAATCGTACAAGGTAGACCAGATGATGTAGGAGTCATACAAGTTGGTAAAACAGCAGACTTCTCAACAGCTAGTACCTTAGCTACACAAATAGAAAAGAGAATCTTAGATGCTTTCCTTGTCCTACAGATTAGACAAAGTGAAAGAACTACAGCAGAGGAAGTACGTCTAACACAGATGGAATTAGAGCAACAGCTCGGAGGTTTATTCAGTTTATTAACAGTTGAATTCCTTATTCCTTATCTCAATAGGACACTACTCATACTCCAACGTAGTAATGAAATACCTAAGATACCTAAAGACTTAGTACGTCCATCTATTGTTGCTGGAGTCAATGCTCTAGGTAGAGGACAAGATAGAGAAAGTCTTACAGCATTTATACAAACTATTTCTCAGACTCTTGGTCCAGAAGCATTGATGAAATTCATTGATCCTTCAGAAGCTATTAAGAGATTAGCTGCTGCTCAAGGTATAGATGTGTTGAACCTAGTTAAGACTGCTGAACAGATGCAACAAGAGATGTCTCAACAACAGAACTTGCAGGCTAACCAACAACTATTAGGACAAGCTGGTCAGTTGGCATCATCACCTTTAGCAGATCCTAGTAAGAATCCTGATGCAATGGAGATGGCTCAACAATTCACAGGTGGAGCAATAGATGCACCTCCTGATATAACAAATGCACCCACTGAATAAACATGGCAGAAACATTAACAGTTAATACTGATGCTGATCCAGCAACAGTAGTAGATAACTTAACTCCAGAAGAACAAGACTCCCTACAAGTTGGGGAGGCAATGGAAGCTGAGCATAATCAGTTATTAGCAGGTAAATATAAAAACGCTGAAGACTTAGAGAAAGCTTATGTTGAACTTCAAAAAAAGCTTGGAGAAAAAGGTGATGAAACTAGCGAAACAACTGGGGACACCGATGCTCTTGACGGAGAAGAAACGTCTGAAGAAACAGAAGAAACTACGGAAGATTCTCCAGCGGTTTCCTTAATCAATGAAGCCAATGAGGAGTTCTATGCTAATGGTAATCAACTATCAGCTGAGACAATAGAAAAGTTTTCACAGATGAGCAGTCAAGATTTAGTGAATGCTTATGTGGAGATACAAAAAAATCAACCACAACCAACACAAGCTGCGGATCTATCTGATTCAGATATTAATGTAATTAAAAACTCTGTAGGTGGTGAAGCTGAGTATGGAAATATTGTTGGTTGGGCTGCTGAGAACTTAGACCAAACTTCAATAGATGCTTTCGATAACATTGTTGAGGGTGGTAATAAAGCTGCTATCCAATTAGCGCTTAATGGATTACGTGCACAATATGAAAACACTAATGGGTATGAAGGAAGAATGTTAACTGGTAAAGCACCACAGAATTCAGGTGATGTATTCAGAAGTCAAGCTGAAGTTGTTGCTGCAATGACTGATGCACGTTATGAAAATGATCCTGCATACCGACAAGACTTAATTGAAAAACTAGACAGATCAAACATTGATTTTTAATTATGGATAAAAACAATTTAAAAATAGTTAATGGAAAAGGTCCACAGGATGTGGGAGCTCTTACGCGAAGAAAAATGCATACTAATGCATCAACAATGAAGAAACTAGATTGGGAGAAAAAGTACCCAGGTTTTGCATACTCACAATTTTATAGAGGAAGCTAATTAATAGATAGACATGGCGACCTGACAGTTCATCATCGCCGTTCACCTATCTTTTAATCTAATGACTACAATTACCGAATACGGTAAGCAAAATATTTTTGCAAAAGAAACACCCCCAATACTAATGAACGAAAACGAACAGAACTTCCTTATGGAGCAAGCTGAAAGAACCAATGGTCAACTAGCCATGATTGGTATCATCGCTGCTCTTGGCGCATACGCAACAACTGGACAAATCATTCCAGGTATTTTTTAAACACTTTATAAATGACTACAGCCACACTAACAAAACCATTTGACAACTGGCAGCGTTTCTGTGACTGGACTACGAGTACCAACAACCGAATCTATGTCGGTTGGTTTGGTGTACTCATGATCCCTGCACTATTAACCGCTGCAACAGCATTTATCATAGCTTTCATAGCTGCACCACCAGTTGATATAGATGGTATTCGTGAGCCTGTCTCAGGAGCATTACTCTATGGAAACAACATCATCTCGGGAGCCATTGTCCCGTCAAGCAATGCAATCGGTCTTCACTTCTACCCAATCTGGGAAGCTGCAACCCTCGACGAGTGGTTGTATAACGGAGGACCATATCAACTTATTGTATTCCACTTTCTCATCGGTATCTCAGCATACCTGGGACGACAATGGGAACTTAGTTATCGATTAGGAATGAGACCATGGATATGTGTAGCTTATTCCGCACCTGTTGCTGCATCCTTCGCTGTCTTCCTCGTATATCCATTCGGACAAGGGAGCTTTAGTGATGGTATGCCTCTTGGTATTTCAGGGACTTTCAATTTTATGTTTGT